ATGGTATCTAGCCATTACGAATAATAGGTCTGATAGCCTATTTAGGTACTTAGGTATATTTCTATTAAACTTCATATTATCATTGGTCTCGTGTATTTCTATTGCCATCCAGACTACCCGCTCTGCTCTACGGACAATAGTCCTAGCATTGTGCAAGGAGCCTGTTGGAAGTACAAATGAGGTTAGTGGTTCCAGATAACTATTGTAGTCATCTAGGACATCCTCCAGATATTTGATTTTATCATCTGTCATTACAAACGTCTTGGATCCAGCCAGCTCAGCCCCTAGATCAAATAAGTCACTCTGGACCCTTTCAATTATGTCATTACGATACTCTGTAGCCATGCCTATAGCTGAGTTAGCCTCATCTACCGCACCGATAGCATCAATCAATACGCTTGTCTTGTGGACACGATCATTGTTGGCAATTGAGGTAGTACCATCATCACCAGTTCTGGTGTAAATCTTTGTCAGCCTCATCTTACTCATGCATTTCCTCCTCGTTCATCCATACTTCTCCATTTATAATACTGTACTTTAGGATCATATTTGTAGAGCCACACTTTAGGCACTTTGGCTTAAAGTCTATCTCTCTAGATATCTCAACGTTTAGTTCAGCCCTACACTTGCAGGCAAAGCTATACGTGTGACTGTTCGACATCCTTGTATACCTCCAGACCAAAATACCAGTGTATCAGGTTTATGGTTATAGAGTTATCATATTTACAGAAAGATAAGCCTATACCCCAGCTATCCCATTTCCCGCTAAAAAACCTTACCTTCATTTTCGGCTCACTTTCTGCGACCTATAATTCATTAAATAGTATATTCTTTCCAGTCATTACTTCCTTCTTTTCCAGAGGCTTCCTGCACAAATCCATTTTCTCTATCAAATAGGATGTACTCCATGGACTCTATCGAAAAGGCTGAGCTAATCTTATTTATAACTTTATCTAAATCCAGCGTACCGCAAGTATATAAATCAAACTGTAGTAGACCTGGGTTTGGCTCATCCCATATGTGGAATGCAATGTGGCTTGTTTCTATCATTACGATAGCGGTAAGTCCTTTATTGCCCTCTTTATCAACATAGCTTGAAAAAGGTCCTTGAATTATTTTCATGTCAATGCTTTCAACTAATGATCTAAGAAAATCAATACCCTGTTGTTCGGTATTCATAGGATCTTTCACCTTGGCATTTATTAAGAGGTGTTTGTGGTAAATCATATTTTCTCCTTTATATTTTAATTTCTAGAGGTAAAAAATCATCTATGGTTATTTGATCAGTCATCTCTATATATCTTACTTCGTCTATTATTTTTCCTTTTAAAGCAGCTTTTATCATCTGGTCAGAAGAACTGCTTGGAACTGGCCTAGATGAAAAGTATGCCACATAGTAAATGTTTGGATAATAAACTTTAATTAGAGCAGCATTGGCTACTGCCTTTTTTACATTGTCTGTTCTTTTAGCACCAGGCCTTTTGCCATCACCGTCATAGCCACCCTTAGCCTCCACATATTCCTTGTTATCGGCTACAAAGTCTACCTCGCAACCAGATCCGTACATAAATATGTTTTGCTTTATATTTTTAAATCCACGGTCAGATAAGTCTTTTAGCACCCTATTTTCAAAATCGTCTCCTGAGCGTTTAGACTCAGATTGAAAATCAATAATCATTTGTGCTCTTTCATATGCCTGGTTAGGGTAAAGTATGCGAACCCAGACCTTACTTCGATATCTCTTTTACACAATTCACAATACACCGTTCTGTTACTGGACATTTTAAACCTTATAGTTTGGATGATCTAGTGGTGTTGGTGCCGTAACCAAACACTTGCAATTTGCACACTCTGCATTATCCAATAAATACATATCTATTTCATAAGTTTCTGTATTAAATGAAGCTGTTATTTTTAGTAGCGCTGAACCACAACAAGGGCACACTGGAGTGGGTAATCCCCTCACGTCGTATCTTTTTTGGCGCCTTCTATTTGGCGGCATGCTACTACTCATATATCAATTATACACATATCAGTAGGCATAAGTAAAGGATATTTTGTTAATCTTCTACGTCTGAGACATTGACCATTACGGTATCAGTGCCACAGGCACACGTTGGGTCTGGGGCCTGAATTGCTAGCTCTGCATGGTAAAAGAACTTGGACTCACACACATAGCATTCATACTCATAGATTAACTTGTTAGACATTATATCGACCACCAACCACCGTACCCAATACCTGGATTTTCTTGCCTCCACCGCCTAGCACGTTCATTCTCTTTTTCCCAGTCTAAGTCATGGGTTGGCAAACCACACTTGGGGCATGGTCCTGGTCCTAAATTTTTATATACATGTTCACAATACACAGAGTCTGTCATTTACTTCCTACTATTAATGCTATTGTGTATCTCTTCAATGGTGTCTACGAAGTCTTTTGGGAAACATGATCTGTTTTCAATGACTAACTGTACAGCCATACCCTCGTATCGCATAGACTTGTCGTCATGTCCTTTTTTTAAATTCTTTACGGCAAGCTCGTATACTTCATCGAACTCAGCCCTTTTTGAGTGGCACAAGTTTTCTTCTGCTCCGCAGCCACTTAGCAGTCCAGCAGTTAAAATAGATATTACGAAGATCTTGAATAATCTCACAATAGTTACCTCTTTTCATGCTATACATTAATGTATAACTATCTTAATATACACTATATTTATTGAAAAAGCACCTTACTGTTATACTCTTGGCACCTGTAGCGCCATAGTCTTCATATGCTTAAGTCTTATTGTTGGGTCTAAATATATGCTATATCCAAGTGCCCGTGCCTTGTTACAGAAATAAGTGTCTTCTCCAATCATATCAATTTTTCCATCTGTTTCTTTATATTCTACTTGGAACCAGGGCGCCTTCATTTTTTTCAAGACTTCAAATTTTACTGCCATAAATCCCATCCCAGCAAAAGCTAGTTCAACCTCATGATATGTTTCGTTTAAAAATGAATACGGCAGTCTGTGGTTATCAAAACCACAGGCAAGATCGCCACTTATTGTCATGTATGTTCCGCAAACTATGTCGTGATTTGAGTTCAGTAGTTTGTCCATATCTTGAGGTGTCCAGACAATATCATTGTCTAAAAATATAACCTTTTTTGGTGATACCATTCCATCAAATAACTCTGTGCTTAAAAATGCACTATTGTGTCTACCAATTGTATTAAGAAGCATGTTTCTAGTTTCCTGAACTATTGGGCTATATAAGTTATTAAACATAAATGTTTTTCCAGAAGCCACCAAATTAAGTAGAGTATTTGACCAGGCAATTAAAAACTCTCCAGAAAACTCTTTTCCTGGCAAACAAAAGAAATAGTCTACGGATTGACCATTTTCAGTAAGATTTGTTGACATTATATTATTCCTTTGTTTCTTCGGAGCTTTGGCTTTCTGGCGCTTCTTCTGTGGATTCTTCTGGCTTTAGATCTAATTCTATTCCCTGTTCATTAACCCACTCTTTAACGTTCTCTGGGAGCATGTCCAAACTTGTTATTTTTACACCAGGCGTTCTATTACCAGGAACTGTCATTCCGTTGGGAAGAGTTATTCTTTTTGACATAGACTTTTTTCTTTTATTGTTTCTAGCAGCACGTTTGGCTTTTTGTTGAGAAACTCTTGCATTATTTTTTTTCATTACTCTTCCTCATAAACTTCTATTTGTACTGGACCTCCAGTATTGATATCGAATTGTGCTGCTGCTAAAACTGCAGCCTCTGCCACCCTCTGTGCTTCAATCATATCAGCATCCTCAGAAAGCTTGGCAAAGATGTATCCCATTGCTATTCCAGCACCACTTCCAGTAGCATAAAATTCTTCGTCAGATCTGCTTATAGAAAAATCAGAACCAACATCAAACAGTTCTCCTTTTACTGATATTAAAAAATTAAAATCTGATTCTTTATGTTTCCAATCATATTCTGCAACATCTAGGGCTCTAATCATAGATGGAATCATTTTAGATACAACCCAAGTTTGTATGTCGCCAACAATTTTTGGTGGCTTCCAGCTATATGCAATGATGTCTCCTGGCCTAGCATCTCCACGAAGACCAATCATAATATCTTTAAATCTAACAATTTTAGGTGTAGCAGAACTTATTATTCTGCTATTGTCTTCTGTAATTTGACTATCGGCAGCCATAACAGACCAACCGTCACCTTGTATTCCAACTATAGTTGTCATTAGAGTTTAACCACCCAAAGTTGCAGGCCTCTTTCAATAATAGTAGCCTGGTCATAAACTTCATGCAAGAACCTATCTGCGCCCATTTGCACCTCTACATTCATTCCATTCCAGCCATAGTCATCGAATGACATCAGTCCACCCTGCTTTAAAAGTGGCCAAGAATATCTGGCATCGTCATAAACATCTAGCATTTTATGGCTACCATCCACATATATAAAGTCAAAAAAATCACGCTTTTCTTTTAAAAGCGCTGGTAAAATATTTTTAGAATCGCCACGAAGTTTTACAACATTATTGAATTCTATTAACTTGGAGTTGTATGTATTTTCTACATCGGTCCAATCAAAAGTCTTATGGATATCTTCCTCGGATCCAGACCATGTGTCTACATCATAAAGCTCAGAACCACTACCAGTTAGTATATTCTCTAGCATCCACAAAGATGCGTCGCCAGTATAAGCACCTACCTGTAAAAATTTAATATTTTCCTTGCCAGACAGCGGGCCTAAATTTCTATGAAAGCTGTCTTGGACATTAGCAAACCAATTAGGATATTCCATTTATAAATCTTCCCATTCCTCGGAGTCTTCATCGTCGTGGTCAAATATATCTTCTATATTATCTAGTATAGCAACACCTTTTAAAATTGTCCATAGGTAGATTGCACCCAATATACTTAAAATTGAGCCTATTCCAATAATCTTTTTCTTCATTTTTTCTCCCTAATGATTATATCTGAGTTGTTCTTCCAGGCCTCATAGTACTTATTTTTATCATTATTTAGCTGGGTAATGATTTTATTGGCCCTGATTAACCTATATGAGTACCACCATACGGTTATAATTAAATAAAATATGATTATTTTTTCAAGCATTCGGTCTTCCTAGATCTTCCCAAAACTTCTCTCTACCCATAGCATCTGTTTCTAAAACATACCCGCCATCAGTATTGTATTCAAACTCTTTTGGAGATTCTTGTACTGGAACACTAAACATTTTTCTTAACTCTGGTAATGGCATGGCACCAGATTTTCTTACAACATGCATGCTACTAGTTGCTATAAATGTTGGAACCGATGATATATTATATTCTTTAGCTATCTCTGGCTCGGCATCAATGTCTATTTTGATATACTCTATGTCTGGATTTTCACTTATAAGTATATCTATTGCTGGCAGCATTCTCTTGCAAGGCTGGCACCACTCAGCAGTAAAATGCAGAAGGGACTTGTTGGCTATATTAATTTTGTCTTTTATTTCATACAGATGCATCAGATTCTCCAAGTGCGATCTCGACTTCTTGCTTGAATGTGTCTAGAACAAAATCTGTCACTAAAGCACAGTATGCCATCTTTTTATCTACTTCATTTAGGTCTAGATTTTTACCATCAAATAGCTTATTAAATAATTTTTGAGCTACTTGAGCAGATATTACGCTTAGATCTTCATTATTCATGTTAGACTCCCGCCCTGACTATATATTTATAATACATTATTTTTGTCGTTTGGTCAAGAACTTTGGTATAATAATGTATACTTAATTTATTGGAGATAATACTTTTGAACGATACCGTTGTTGTAGCCCTACTAGGCATAGTTGGATCAGTCATAGCATTTTTCTTAGGAAGGCCTAAGCAGAATGCTGAGGTTACTGGATCTATAGTTTCTGCAGCAGAAACGTCTGTTGAAATGCTTCTAAAGGTCATGGAAGAACTTAAGTCATCTATGAATGAAATAAAAGAAGCAAACGATCTGTTAAAGTGTGAAATAGATAATCTTATAGATGAAAACATAAATCTCCAAAAGGAAATCGCTGACGTTAAAGAGCAGAACATAAAGCTTCTAGCAGAGAACGTTAAATTGCGTAAAGAAATACACAAGATCAACACCACTCTATCTAAATAATAATTTCGTTTGCCGTGATATCTTTTCCATGATATCTTCTTTTTACTATATAGTCTCTAACTTTATCTGGACCATATTGTCTACCACCTAAAATGATTGCCCATCTTGGTTCATATTTACCCTCTATACAAGCATCACACATGATTAAATTAATATCAAATAGCGATGACTTTATTGGTGTTAGTCTATGTTTTTGCTTACCGCATGAATAGCAAAGCATTTAGTTCTCCTCTTCCCAAAATTCTGGATAATGTACTTCTTCGACTATATCAAAATCTTCGTTTTCAATATATGTCTCAAACAATGTTTTATCTTTAGTATATTTAACTTTGGATACATGGGCCCCATAAGAAACTATTTCTCCATAAACGTTCTCTGAGTGTATCCATATTTTATCTCCGTTACTCATATGCCCTCCGCAACCTCTAGATCACACTTAACTCCAAAAGTCTCAACAAGTTTTTTAACCATGTTTAAGTATTCCATGATTGTAATATGTTGAGCAGAGCTAAAGTCTGACAAATTCGATTCATAGATTCTGACACTTAGCATGCCAGGGTATTCTACAATCGAAATCTTTAAATTTGGATACGGCACCTTTACTTGCCTTATAGCCTTGGCTATATCATCACTATATAGCGTCATATACACCAAGAGCTTCCAATATTAATCTCCAGTCTTCTTGAGATTTATGCATATTTCTAGAACGATCTACTTTACCATTAGATAAATATATACCGCCCCAAACACCTACTTCGGAATTATCAATTCCAGCCTTATGACAATTTTTTAATACTGGACACGATAAACACATAGCATCTATCGTTGATGCATGTATTGCGTCTTCTTCATACTTATCAAAAAAATAATCTGTTGGCAACCCATTACAAGCAGCCAGATCCTGCCACCTAAATCTATTTTTATCTAAGCCTAGCTTATCTAGTAGATCTGACACTTGTGGGTACTTTCCATAACCCGTTGCTATTTACAACGACTCGTTTAGCAGTACCCCACTGGTTATTGTGAAATCTTCCATTAACCTTCGACCAACCAGAACTTGTTGGCTGCCAAATTATAATGTCGTAGTTTTCCCACCATACATTCGGTGTATTTTTTACAAAAGATTCTGCTTTATCTAGATCTAACATGTTGAACTTTAAGTCTGTCATTTTTTCCCTTTGGATAACTTATTAAAACTAGAAGATTTTTCTAGTCTAGACATTCTTTGCTGCTCTTGCAATGCAAGATACTTAACAAGCATCCTAAGAAGCTTTTCTATCTCTTTTGCAGAGCTTGCAATTTCCTTAATAGACTTAATCATTATATATATAATATCAAATTTATAGGGTATCTGTCAAGCGCTTTTTTGCTCTACTACACGTATATTATTTTTTTGGGCAAACTCTCTGATTTTGCCTGCTCTAAAATCTTTACCACGATTAAACAAAATCATGAAATCTGGGGACTGGTCCAAAACCTTCTCAAGTCTTTGATCAAAATCTATAGACTTTGAAGGGATGAATTCTGATACTTTAAAACCTTTTCCAGTTAAAAAATTCTTAGTTTTTGAAACATAAGAACCAACTATTTGTTCTGCGCCTGGCCTATCCAAATGCATAAAGGTTATATTTCTATCGTCTTTGTCCATCTCTTGAATCATTAATGTAACGACCCTAGCAATGGTCAATGAATCATCCCAGTCTTGGGATCCAGTAACCCATAACTTCATTACCTACTCCGTAGGTTGTTCCGTTGTTGAAGCTTCTGATACTGTGTCTGCTGTTGTTTGTACTGCGTCCGTAACTGGTGCAGCATCTTGTACCTCAGCTTTTGGCTCCTCTGTTGTTGGAGCAACATTTTCAGGTTCCTGCGTAGCAACTGGTACTTCTACTACTGGTGCTTCTGTTTGTACAGGTGCTTCTGTAGTTTGTTTTACTTCAGTAACTTCTACTACTGATGGAGCCTGCGGTGTTTGAGCTGGAATTACTTCCTCTACTACTGGAGTATTATTTCCAACTGCTGGTTCTGTGTCTGGTTCTAAAGGAGCATCTACTTCTTCTAACTCGGCAACTTCGGCAACATTTTCTCTGCCTAGCTCACCTAAAAAGGCTCCGTCCCAAATTGAACTCATTTTTCTCATTTCTCTTTTATTCTTGATTGATTGTGCTTTTTGACGAGACCAAGAATAACCTGCGTCTCCTCCCCATAGATCCCAAGCAACACGGCCTGGGCTAGGGAAACCTTCTTCACCAGAACTAAATCCAGTGGCTTGTTTGTCTACTTCATGTCTACTAAAAAAAGAATACATACGCATTACAGTACTTTCGCTTAGTGATTCATTATTAACTATTTGATTTGCACGTGTTAAACCAATTCTGGTTCCACCACGCTTTCCTTCTTTTTTCCATTGCAATGCACGACGTGCAGCAGACTTCATGCCGTCTGTTGGTTTGTATCCTTCAGCCATAATATACCATCGCTTTCTAAAACTGTAAGTGGTACATGTAATGGACACAGGTAAATAATATCACCATTTTTCATTTTTGAAAAATTAATGAGCCATTTCTTGGATCCACAAGACATACACTCTATCATATAATTATACCATTAATTTTCGGGGTCGTCCATATGATAAAAACCATATTTTTCAATCTCTTCTATCCCATCTTTACTTACGCTAAAAATAGCCTCTAGGTCTTCGTTATACTGTACATCTACTAGCCCCTTATCAAATAGATCCATTAGTGATTCTTCTAGGTCCTCATGGAAGACTTCTAATAGTTCTGGGCAGTACTCTTTCATTTTTTCTGGATCAATCTTATATAAAAACTCACCGTCCTTGGAGACGCCATCAATTTGTATTGCCCCAACATCCATGAGATAGGCAAATAAAGCATCCTCGGCTTCTTTATCGTACTCTTCCATACATCTCCTTTTTGAGAGCCCCTGGAGGGATTTGAACCCCCGACCTACCGCTTACAAGGCGGTTGCTCTGCCACTGAGCTACAGAGGCCAAGCGTCCCTGGCAGGAATCGAACCTGCGACCTACTGCTTAGAAGGCAGTTGCTCTATCCGACTGAGCTACAGAGACATACATATTTACTCAACATGTATATCTATTATATTGTTTTTTCTTAGCCAATCAAATGTCGCCATTAGGTGCTCTCTTGTATCGCAAGTGTCGCAGCCATCATATGCATCATATGACTCCCAGCCTTCTTTAACATCTTCTTCATCATATAAATAAGTGTAGCAGGCATTCCTATGATCCGTAATAAATTCTTGAAGTTGTTCTGCCTGACCAGTTGTTAATTTAATTTCCTGCATTTTGTCTTTCATAATGTGTTACCCAAAAATACTGGCACTTATCACAACATGGTGTATTATATGGACTAGACAATGCGTGTTGATATTTTAAATAATACATAGGGTCTTTTTTAAATAGATTTGCCTTATGTGTTGTTATAATACGCATAACGGTATCTTGATTCATCCACCACTGCTGAGGATGCTTACCCCAATCATTACTAAATCTATTATAAAGACTGCTTAAGTTTTCTTCGTTCTTGTCTGTTTTAATACCACGAGACTTTGCCTCAGATACCATCGACTGTACATATTTCCACAATCCATGCTCATACCCTTTCCACATTAAAACAGCTGGATGGTTTCTCCATGCCCCAGAGGGTGAGTTATTAGAAAGTATATTTAGTATTTGATAGCACTCTAATATTTGTTTATTTAGTCTTTTTGAGTCGAGGGACTGAGCACACTCATATGAATTTGTTGATGTTAGAAATGTTTGCATCTCTATCCATTCTCTAGTAGTTATATATTAATTTTATACTATTAAATTGGCCTATGTCAATAGGAGGGGCAGACCAAAAAGGTGTGGTGGTGGAATTTTGGCCCGCCCCAGCGATCCCAACCAGACTTGAACTGGTATCTTCTACTTTAGTAGTGTTCTAACCAAATGAACTATGAGATCTAGGTGGGGCATTTTATACACATGCCCCAGGTGTCAGTAGTTACTTCTTTAGAATTAACTTCTGTAGTGCTGCAATTTGCTTATTGATTTGTGCAATTAAAGCTACGATTGCCTTTAGTATCTCAGCATTTGAAACCTCTGCTGAGCTTGGTGCAACCTTATATGATACTACCTTAGCAGAATCTGTTGCAACATATGCTGGTAGGTCAACTACCGCATTGTATGAACCAGTATTATTACCAACGGTAAACTTGTAAGTCTTTGATCCGTTTGTAAATGTATCTGATGAGGCTGCAGTTCCGATTAGTGTTAGTCCACCAGCGGAAATTGCCACTCCAGTTCCTAGAGTTGCAGCATCATGTACTTTTGCACCTGAAATATCAGTTGCGGATACAGTTAATGTTGCAATTTCTCCTGGAAGGTATGAAGCTTTATCCATAGTTGCTGTGTACTTGTTTACACCTTGACCACAACGTGCATCAAACTCATTAGAGTAAATGGTTGTTAGATCTGCAAGAACGTGCTTGATTCGGACCTTTGTAGATCCTGAAGTAGCAGCACATGTCCAACCACCAGTTTGTACTGCTGTAGCAGATGATGCTCCAGCGATAGAAACAGCAGTTACTTGTGCGTCATACTTTGTTGTATCGGCAGTTGGAGTAATTCCAGCAAGTTGGTTGCCAGCAGAATCCTTGACTACGAAGTCAAATGTTCCTGTACGTGCTCCGCCAGCCTGTGCAATATCTTCACCAGAAACTACGATAGACGCAGCCTGACCAGTAAATGTAATTGACTTTGTGGTTAAAGTTACACCGTTAAATGTAATTGTGATTGTTGTAGATACTGGCTTTCCAGCATTTGCTGTACCTTGAGTTACATATAGAACTCCACCAACACCAGTTTTTGCTGCTGCATTAACCTGTGTAGTAGGTGTTCCATCCCATGCAACTACCGCTCCACCAGTAGCGATTGCTTGAATCACACCATTTGTTGAAAGTGTTGCATCGTAAGCATCTTTTGCAAGAACGTTCACGTAGCCTGTTCCACCATTAACAACAGTTGTTGATCCAGCAACATCTACGCTAGAAGCTAGTGTGCCTTGTGTTGAAGTATCTTGAACACGTCCAAAACTGTTTGCTACTGACAAAACATTTGTCTTTGCAACAGTTGAGGTATAAATTGTCTTGATGTCAATCGTAGAAGTGGTAGATCCTACCTTCTTCTTTTGAGTGACTGTTACAGTTCCTTCACCATTAACAGTTAATTTAACATTTGTTGGCAATGTGACCGCTGATGAGGTTGTAGCCGTAAATGTAAATAGTTTACCTAGGTTGGTAAGCGTAACCCCTGTAGGGTTTGAGCCTGCTGCTGTGTAATCAGTAAATGTAGCAGGTCCAGAGATTTCCAATGAAACATTGTCATCTGCTGTAGAAGCCAAGGTGTCGCTTGTTGTTAATACAACTACTGCATTAACTCCAGCTTCTGCCTTAGTAGTGTCTGCTAGTACTGTTACTCCACGAGCACCTGCAGATAAAGAGTCGGATAGTACGTATCCGTTACTTACTGCTGCTTGAGCCTGTGGAACTGCAACCAAGAATGTTGCTGCAATAGCCGAGACTACTACAGTAGAGATCCTTTTGATTGTGTTATTCATATTTTTTTATTTTTCCTTTTCTATATATAGAGTTTGGAAATATCCTTTTGGATATGACCGCTGGGAATCCTGGATTCGAACCAGGGACATAGAAGTTAACAGCTTCTCGCTCTGCCTGCTGAGCTAATCCCCACAAAAAACCCACACAACTAATATATCAAGTAATGTGGGTCTAAGTCAATACTTTTTTGGCTATTTGCCAGATTTATACTTTCCACCACGTCTTTTATACTCTTGAACCACCCAAGCATTTGCATAAGCAGATGGGTAAACATCAAATTTACGCTTAGCCTCAGCGATAACTCTTGCATACAACTCTTTGTCTGCTGGCTCCCCTTTGCGTGGCTTAATAACTCCACCATAGTTAGGCTTGGCAGCTTTTGTGACTACTGGTTTAAATACTCCACCCCAACTTATAGGAGACTCTGCTGGATCTAACACAGCTTCTCTTTCTTCTCCAAGAATACCAGGATCTGTATCCATAGACTTATTTGTTTCAGACGCATACAAAGCCTTTTGTTGAGCTAGTGCCTCTTCTCTTGTCTTGTGACATCCCATAACTTTTCCATCATCTTTTACTACTGGATACCCAGAACAACCATTTGTTCCTCTTCCACCAATGTTATATGGCATTATTTTTTA